ATGAAGGAAAGGACGTTGACATGCATTATAGTAGATATACAATACATCACGGTGAGGACGGGGATGGCAGGGGAAAACGAGAGAACCGAAAAAGTGGCTCTGGAGCTGGCAGGGAGGCTGGTCGACAGACCGTTGGGGCAGCACAGGCGACAGAGAGCCAGTTTCAAATCCCTGATTAAGAAAGATGAGTTTGTGGGGGATTGGGAGGATGCCGGTTTTGGGGAAACCGGCATGAAACTGGCAGCTCTGCTTGGGATCAAACTCTCCCTTCACCAGAAAAAATGGTTATCAATTCTTGATGAGCCCTGGCAAAGACACATACAGCTTGCACCAAGGGGTCATGGTAAAACTACCATATTCGGTCTGCTTGGGGTGCTCTCGATCATAAAAAAACAGCCCAAATCTAGAATATTGATCATTTCAAAGACCGAATGTGTTGCTTCAAACATTCTTTTGCAAGTCACAAGATCGGCAAGAATACTCATTGACAAGAAAGTAATTCCGGTTTTTGACGGCAGACCATCAGGCACGAAAGTCAGGTTTGAGGGCAATGACTGCAAGGAGCCGTCAGTTTTTGCAGCAGGCATCGATTGTGGCATAACCGGCATGCATTTTGACTGGATAATCTGTGATGACATCATCGATGACCTCAATTCCGGGTCATCGGAACAAAGGGAGAAAGTCTGGGAGTGGTTTGCCGGATCACTGATGAACCTTTCAGTACCAGATACAAGGTTTCTTGTGATTGGCACAAGGAAGCACCCGGATGATTTATATGGAAAACTGATTGCTGATCAGGCATGGTCAAGCTCCGTCCAAAGAGCCATCGTTTCCTACCCAAAAAACATTGGACAGGCTTTGGAGAGTGGACAGCCCATCGACAGGTTTTTCAGGTTCAGAAACGGCAGGTTGCTTGGAGTCGAAAAATCTGATCCGGGCGAGGTTCTGTGGGAGGAAGGATGGGACATCGACAGGTTGCTTCTTGAAAGGCTTGTCATGGGCCAGACCTACTTTAACAGGGAGAAGCAAAATGATGTCAGATTCTTCACCGGAAGGGTGTTCAAGCGAGAGTGGGTGCACACCTGGAAGGAACTGCCACCAAGGGAATCCATGTCAGTCTACATCGGGTGCGATCTTGCCATATCAAAGGCTGACAGAGCCGATTCTTTTGCGCTTGCTGTTGCTGGAAAGTACGAAGACAGATGGTTTCTTCTCGATCTTGTGACAGACAAAATAGGTTTTGCCAAACAGGCTCAGGTTATCCGCGAAAAAGTGATTCAATGGAATCCGTTGCTGGTTGGGATTGAGGATGTCGCATACCAGAGGGCGCTTATAGAACACCTTGAGCAGCAGGGAGGAATCCCGGTGATTCCAATCAAGCCGAATGCGCCTAAGGAATCAAGGATAAAGGCGCTTCAGCCGATGTTTGAAAACGGCAAGGTGCTTGTGGCAAGCCATCATGAAAATTTTGTCAGGCAGCTTGTCGAGTTTCCATCAGGGAAACATGACGACATGATTGACGCTTTCGAGATGGCAGTATCGCTGGGCAACAGAGGGGCTTGCCTGGCGCTGGATTTTGTGGGAAAGGACAGGGAGGAGTTATGAAAAAAGCGGATGTTGATTTTGTTGGGGGCAGGGATGGACAGTCAAGGCAGCTGAAAGACCCGTTCTGTGGGATGACCGGGATTGTCGAACCGCCACAGTACCTTAATTTTTCAAGGCTGCTTGAGCTTTACCAGACGTCAGAGGTTTATTACAGGGCTGTCCAGGTGAAGTCACAATTCACGATCGGTCAGGGCTGGAGGCTGATCCCGCTTGAAGGTGCTGATCCAGAAGACGTTTCCAGGCTTGAAAACTTCTTTGCAAAGTGCAATCCGGACTTCAGTTTTGATGAAGTGTTGCATCAGGTCATGATCGACCTGGAATGTCTGGGAAACGCCTACATCGAAGTGACAAGAGAGCCTTCAGGGGCTTTGTCTGGTCTTTATCATGTTCCAGCGCACACGGTCAGGCTGACTTCTGATGGTGGCTTTGTCCAGCTTCGGGGTGCAAAAAAGATTAAATTTGCAAGGTTTGGTGACAGGGATGCCACCGATGATGACGGAATGCCACTTTCGGAGATGATTCATCTGGCCAAGTACAATCCGGCTTCATCCTATTATGGGCTTCCGGATTCAGTTCCAGCCATCGGTTCAACGATGGGCGACTTGATGGCGCGTGATTTCAACATCAATTTCTTCGACAACAACGCTTCACCGCAGTATTGCCTGATGATCTCAGGCGGGATGCTCACGCCCAAGGACAAGGAAGATTTGCAAGACTATTTTTCAAACCTGAAGGGCAATCCGCACAAAACAATGATCCTGCAACTACCAAAAGATGTGACTGGCGACCTCAAGCCAATCTCTACTTCACCGAAAGAGGCAAGCTTTGCAGAATTCCGCAAAATGAACCGCGACCTGATGGTGGTGGCGCATGGCGTTCCGCCACATCTGCTTGGAATCATCGAATCAGGCAACCTTGGCGGTGGCACCGGTGAATCACAGCTTGCCAACTTCAAGAGTTTGGTAATCAGCCCAAGGCAGCGATTCCTTGCTGAAAGGATCACAAGAATCCTCATCAGGAAAGGTTTTGGCATAAATGATGTCAGGTTTGAGTTCAATGAGATGGATGCAGAGGATGAGCTCAAAAATGCTCAAGTCAACAAGCTTCTTATCGATTCGGGAGTGGTTACGGCTGATGAAATCAGGAGAGATATGGGTCTGGTGGAATTGGAAGATTGATTTTGTGTTGACGATTTGAAGGGAGGTTTGATGGGGGAAAACGGGAAACGGTTTGTCTGGGGATTTACCTCGACTGAGTCGATTGACAAGCAGGGGGACATCGTCTCAAGAAAAGCGCTGGAAAAGGCGGTCATCGAGTACGCCAAATGGCGCAACATCAGGGAGATGCACCAATCAAAGACGGTCGGAGTGGCAAGGCATGTCGTGTTGCTCGAAAAAGGGTTGCTAATCGGAGCCGAAATCACTGATGATGAATGCTGGGGCAAGATAAAATCAGGCATTTACAAGGGTTTTTCAATCGGTGGCATGGTTGGCGACAGGGAGACTCAGATTCGGGGAGGAAAACCGGTTTCGGTGATCACGGATATGACGATTGCCGAAATATCGGTTGTAGACCAGCCGGCAAACAATGATGCCGGTTTCATGCTAGTTTGTGGCATGGGAAAGGACAGGGGGATGTTTGGAAAATGGTTTGGAAAAGTGGCCAATGAGGTGGAAAAGACCGTCCCACAGGATTTTGTGACGGACTTTGGCGAAAAGCTCAACTCGGTGGCAGAAATTGTGGGCAAGCTCATGGACATCTGTGAGGAGCTTGACAACTCGGTCAAGCAGTTTGAGGCAAGGCTCGAAGCCATCGAGGCAAAATTCACAAAGACCAAGGCGATGTCAGGGCAAAATGAGCCGTCAAAACCTTGGATGTCAGTTGTCGGACTGCTTTCGTAATTTTTATTGGGGAGGAAAAATGATCAGAAATTCGGAACTTTTGTCAAAAGCTGCTATCACGTCAGGCACATTTGCAAACCGTGTCGGACTTTCAACTGAGGATGCGGATCGTTTCATCGACTACATCATCGACGCATCGTTTCTCAAAAACAACGCCCGTGTCGAGAGGATGAAGGGCAACACAAAGAAGCTTGTCAGGCTTGGACTTGGTGAGGAAGTGCTCAGACCCGGAGTTTACGGCACGGCTGGCAACAGCTTCAACGATGTGACCACAACAAACATCACGCTTGCCTCAAGAAACATGAAGGCAATCGTGCCAATCGCCGATGACGCCCTTCTGGACAACATCGAAGGCGAAGCATTCGCAGATCACCTCATGAGAATGGTAGCCAACCAGATCGGCAACCAGCTCGAATACGCCTACCTGATGGGTCAGGATGTCGGTGATTCAATCGACAAATCCCACATCTGGGAACAGATAACCGGCTGGTATCCAAGGGCTGTTGCAGACGGTCATGTAATCGACTGCACCACGCTTTCAGACAGGTACATCAGCTCAGAAAAGCTCTCGACGGCCATCAAAACCCTCGCAAGCAAGTACAGGGGCAACAGGGAAAACCTGAGGTTTGTCATGAGCGACGACCTGTACCAGGATTTCGTCGACATAATCGGCAACAGGACAACACCACTGGGTGATGACGCAATCACAGGCGAAGGGCTGCTCTCATACGGAAGGGTTCCGATCAGCTCATGCGCACTGCTCCTGACAAGCCTTCCGGTTGCAAAAACCGGCGGTGGCTCATCAACCCTTTCATCAGCTGCAAGCAAGGATGACACCTCAGTTGATGTCGATTCAGCAACAGGCTTCTCAACCAATGACTGGATCGTAATCGGAACGGGCTCAACCCGCGAAGTCAGGAAGATTTCAAGTGTTTCGACCAACACGCTCAACCTTACGGAAGCTCTTGAATACGACCATGCTTTGGGACAGGCAGTTGTTGAAGTCACAACCGATGGAACATTCACAATGCTTTGCGACACATCAAACCTCATCCTTGGCATCCAGCAGGATGTCTTGATCGAGACTGAAAGGCGCGCAACAGAAGGCGTCACCTACTTTGTCGTCACCATCAGGTGCGACTGTGCCCTTGAAAATCCAGATGCAGTCGTTGTCCTGGACAACCTCAAGGTGAAATGATGACCTTTGTCTGCAGGAAGCAGTCAGGATCAGTTACAACCGGCTGGAGGAAGGTTTGTGCAGGTGAAACGTTTGTGGCAACCGATCAGTCCGAAATTGATTATCTCAAATCCAGCCAAGATTTCTGCGAGGTGAAGGCATGTACACGACAGCCGAAAAAGTCAGGCGCGAACTCAAGGGTGTAGACAGCATCCTGGTTCCGGACACCTCTGATACGGCGTTTTCACTGGACACGGCTATCACAAAAGCTTGTGCGATTGTTGATGCCTATCTTGGAACCAACTGGACGGTACCGGATCCAGTACCTGAGCTTGTCAGCCAGGCAGCAACAGACCTTTCAACGGGATTTGTGCTCGAGTGGCTTTACAGTGAAGGGATCGAAGCCAGTGCCAGTGTCTGGGAAACAAGGATCAGGCGTGCAAAAGATTTGCTTGAAAAAATGGCTGACGGCAGGATCGAGGCAGGACTTGAACCAAAAACAGAAGATGCTGGCGGAGTCTGGGTTGCATGAACATCAGGCTTGAAAGGGTGCTTGACGCATTTGATGCAGTCAGGGGAAAGCTTGCCGACAAGACCTCGATGCTCCGTGGAATCGGAATGTTTGTTTCAGGTGAGGTTGAGGAAAACTTCAGGCAAAGGGGAAGACCGAGGTGGGCGGGTAACCGCCCCCTTGTCCGGACAGGCAGGATGAAATCTGAAGCTGTCAGGATGAGGACACAAGGCAACCTTGTCCACATCGGCGAAACTTTGGACTCGATACCTTATGCAAACTTCATCCACGATGGCACAAAAAAGATGCCGGCAAGGCCGTTCATGGTCATTCCAAAACTTGTTGCAGGCCTGAAATCTTTTGTCAAAGAACACATTCTTGGGGGTACAAAATGAGCACGCCATACAGGGAGATACTTGAAAACGCAAAAACGGCCATCGAACAGGGATTTGAAAACCTCAGGGTGTCAATTGGACCAAAGCATCTGGTAGCCAGTTTTCCATGCTGCATGGTGTCGGTGGGGCCTGCAACAGAGACGCCTGTGTCAATCGGTGGCAGGAAAGAACGCAAGGTTCCTGTGACAGTCGAGGTTCTTGTTCGGGAGTATGCAAGCAGGGATGAGGGTTATCTCCAGCTTGCCGACATTGTCGGGCATCTCGAGGAGATGATGAGGGAGCCGAATTTCCTGTCAGGATACCATTCGAGGCTGACAGACACTGAGTTTTCAGGCACTCCGTTCTATCATGAAAACCAGTTCATCCACAGTGCAAGCATAAACCTTGCTGTGGATCTGAATTTCTAATTGGGGGGACAAATATGAAAGGTGAGAGCAGCTACTTTGGCTTTGCCAGAGAAGACAGCTTTGCAGTGGAGAAGACTCCGGACACGTTCTGGAAGCTTCTCAAGATAACTCCGTCAATCGGACGCGACATTTCAAGAAGATTCCGGATTGCCGGTTCAAGCCAGAGCAGTGAGGTTGTCCAGAAAGCCTGGAACCAGAAGGCAGAAATCGAGATGACGGCTGATCCTGTGGCAACAGGCCAGCTTCTGTATTCGCTGTTTGGCCTTGTTTCAACGGCAGCGGTGCCTGAAGCGCCGACTAGTCCAGCAACTGACACGCTGGATCAGGCAGCCCTTGCTGGCGATGACCACCTGCATCTGGTGGACGCATCAGATTTTTCTGTTGGTGATTGGGTAGCAGTTGGAACTGGCGCAACCTGTGAGTTTGGCCACATCACGGCAATAAATGGCAATGAAGTTACAGTTTCGGCTGAAGGCGATGATGGCGGATTGCTTTACGGTCATTCATCCGGAGCTTCGGTAACTGAAAACCTGACTCCAGTTTACAAACATGTCTTCACCGAGGTTTCCGACCTTCCAAGCTACACTTGGGAGCTGGATCTTGGGACACCGGAAGGTGCAGGCGCACAAAGGCTTTCAGGTATGAGAGCCGAATTGCTTTCGTTTGCATGGCAGTCAATGGAGCCTGTGTCAGTTCGTGCCAGCTTCATCGGCTCTAAAACCAGCATTCACAACACAGTCTCAACACCAGTCTACGATGAGATCATCTCGCTGCCGACATCAAACACCACAGTCACTTTTGACGCCGAGGAAAAATCAGGTGCAATCACTTCGATGAAGCTTGACGTTTCAAACGGGCTTGAAGGCAACGAAAGAACGCTCCAGTCCGGTGTGTTTGCCACAAAAGGCGTTCCGGGTGGCGTTTCTGCCTCATTTGAAGCTGAAGCATTGTTTGAATCGGATGTTGACCTTCAGAGGTTCCTTGGCGGTTCAGACACAACCTACGATGTCCAGCAGACGACAAAACCGTTTGCTTGCGTCATCGAGACAACTGGCGACCACATCGGTACGTCAACAAAGCATTCAAGCCTAAAGTTCATCATGCCAAATGCCTACATGAGCGCTTGTTCGGTGCCTGTCGAGGTTGGCAAGAGAATCGCCCAGTCGTGGAAAGCAATCGCTGTGTACGACGATGCCCAGGGATATGCCGTCAAAATCGAGCTGGTCAATGGAAGGTATGGATTCTGATGGGGTATGTGCGCACAAAGACCATCGAATTCTCAAAGCTTGATCCAAGGGCTCGCAAAGGTGACAAGGCTGAAATTCACGGCATCGGATACAACCAATATGTTGATGTCCAGCAGATGATAATTCGGGCAAAAGATGGCCCCACTGAAAGCGATAGATTCAAGGTTTCATCAGATGCCAACGTCATCTTCGTCAAGTCATGCTGCCACAGCCTGACACTCGATGGTGTGACGATTGAGCCGACCGAAGAGGACATCGCTGGTCTTGACACGATTTACTACCAGTCATTGCTCAATGAGGTTCTGGATTTCAACGGCTATGGCGATAACGAAAAAAACTGATCGAGGAGGCGCTCTACGGCGTCTCCTGCGAACTTCCGGAACCGCTTGCAACGGCATTCTTTTGGGCAAACCAGTCAAGGATGCTGGGTTTTTGGCCAAACTCGGGCGGATTGGCCGACCAGGATGCACTTGTGGTGCGCATCAGGCTGACCATGCTCGAGTTTGCGGTAAAACAGGCCAAGCTGCGGGAGAGGAAATGAATGGAAGGGCTGGCTGCAACTGCCAGCCCGGAGGGACAGTATGCCTGACAGGCTGACGATTACGGTTGAGGCAAACGACAAGGCCAGTTCGGTTCTTGAAGGTCTCAGGCGAAAGCTGGAAGATTTTTCAAAGCAGACGGAATCGGCTGGGCTTGTTGCCAATGATTTTGACGCAAGGCTCAAAACAGTGTCCCAGACGGTTGAAGTGCTTGGAGCCAAGGTTTCGGCATTCGGCATTGACCTTGCCAGAACCGGACAAACCATATCCCAGACAGGCAGAGACATCGGCAAGTCACTTGGAACGGAGATGGTTTCATCGGTTTCGGGATCGATTGCCCAGCTGACGACATTGATGCAAAGCTGGGGCGCAAACGCAGCCAGGGCTTTTGCCCAAGGCTTGCGTTCAGGTTCAGGCGACGTTTCAAGCGCAGCCTACGACATCTCGGACATCCTTGCCGGATACCTGCAGGTTCACTCACCGACACGGTTTGGACCTTTGTCTGCTGAGGATCCAAAGTTATGGACACAAAGGCTGATCAAGCTACTCAGTGAAGGTCTGCTATCAGGGAAAGACCTGATCGAAAATGGTGTTTCACAAATTGGTTCGGTACTGGCAGGGCTTGACGGATACGCTTCGATCAATGGCAAAGGAATTCTGGCAAAAATCCAGAACCTTTTTGGGAGCCCGACAATTTCGGCAAAGTTTGGCATGAACATGGAAAAGGGTTCGGTTTTGCCTTTTGATGTCTTGTCACTCAAAAAGGAATTTGAGGACTACAAAAAAGCTCAAGATTACCAGGCTTTTTATGACACGGTCGTCAAGTGGCCTGCATCAGGGCTGGATTTTGAGGGCTGGAGAAAAGACCTTGCATCAAAGTACCAATACTCAGACATTCCAAAGATGCTGGCAGGTTCACAGATTGACGCAGGAACGGGGCTGCCGGTTGCAATCGCTGACACCAAATGGTTCCAGGCGATGGCTCCAAAGTATTCGCTTGGACAGCTCGAGCAGCTTTACGGCAAAACCTTTGGGCAGTCGCTCAAGAATTTCCCGGCATGGTCTGACAAGGACAAAGTCTCAGCCACGCTTGACTGGGAGAACCTCTCTGCAGACGACTTCATCTCCAAATACGGCATGTCGATGCTCAAGGCTGATGTCTGGAAGAAGATTTCTGACATCGGGTTGGGCTCAAAGTATGACATGGGAATGTTCAGGGACTTGGTGCCGACTGATCCAGTCGGTGGCAAGCATGCCATGCCTGAAACCGAGAGTGGCAAGGCCATAAAGTCTGCCTGGGAGCTGTTTGGTGGATTTGCAAACAAACTCACCGGGCTCAAAGGAACCCAGAAGTCTTTTTATGGCGGAACAACGCTTGGCTGGACTCCCGAACGGATAAGTGAAGCCATGAAGTCGCTTGAGGATGTTTTCGGATTTTCAGATGGCGCATGGAACACCTACAATCAGCAACGAACCAGAATGAGTCTGGACAACATCGCTGGTGATGAGGCAGTCAGGACTGGCAGGACACCGCTGTTTTCCGAAATCCTTGGACTTGGTGGAAACTGGGGGACAGTTCAATTCACTGGCGAACTTCTAAAGAATATGGGATTGATGGACTTTGACAGCGCACTTTCGCAGACGGCAAAGTTTTACAAGGATCAGTCAGTTTCATGGAGAATGGTTGAGCTTGAGAGCAGTCCCTGGAAAATGCTGGCTGATCCGTCATTCCGACAGAACAATCCAGATGCCACTTCAAAACTGCTCATCGATTACCTGCAAAAAACCATGCCAGCTCAGGATTCAAGCTCTTTCTTTGGCTTGCAGGGAACTGGTACAGCATTTGCCGGAAACCAACCAGGAGTTGGCGCAATCCAGATCAATCAGGAGTTCAACATCGACCTTGGTGATTATGAAGGATCGCTCTCTGACCTTGTCAGGGCAATAGCCCAGTCGGCTGCAATTGAGGCGCAGCAGGCTTTGCTTGACATCGTCCAGTTCCGGGGTGTGTGATGCTTTGCGGAATTGGGTCAGTAAAAATCGCTGGCGTTGACGTAACCGACAAGGTCACAAGGCTGACAATCACCGAGAGCATCAACGAGCCAACATCTTGCTCAATTGAAACTGCAATTGACCCCATCTGGGAAAACAATGCCGAACCGACGCCTTTTGCTGATTTAGAGGTCAAGGATGATGATGGCGTCATCGTCTTTGGTGGTCAGATAAACCTGCAACCACAAAGGATCGACGAAGTTTCGGGATCAAGGTATTCGATCAGGGCAACTGACTGGTCAGCCGAAGCGGGTCTCAGGTTTGTTGATGATCACTTTGCAGGCTGGACGGCATCAGATGTCTACAGGGTTCTGGTTGAGAAATACCTTCCGGATCACCTGACAACCGATGTTTGCGAAAACGACACTGAGGTGAACCTGAAGTTTTCAGGACAGACGGTGACCCAATGCTTCAAGACATTGTGCGACCTGACACAGTGGTGCTGGAGGGTTAAGCCGGACAAAAGCCACTACTTTGGACCTCAGTTTGTCGAAACGCTCCAGACTCTGATTACCGATGAACATGCCGACACTTCTAAAGGGTCAACCACAAGGTTTGAAAAGGATTACTCGACGCTTGCAAACCGTGTCTGGGTTGAGGGCGGAGAAGCTCCTGCACAGAGAAAGACCAAGCAGTTTGTAGCATTTTCAGACTTGCAGGCAACCGAGAAGTCTGAAATGGCACTTGCCTATCCACTGATGATCCCGGTCTGGTACAGATGCCAGGAGATTGAGGCTTATGCGGTATTTGATTCAGGTGACGGTTTACTTGAGAATGGCAAGCAGGTCAGGATTAACTGCAGCTCAAACCAGAAGGTGGCAAATCAGACGGTGCAGCTGCCAACTGACCAGACTGTCGGCATAGACCACGTCAGAACCTACCTTTACGGTCAGGATCAAAACCTTACTGTGACAGGCCAGAGTTCACATGTGGTCATCCCAGATTTTGACTGTATCCACCTTGAAGATGCCGATGACGGCGCAAAGGGTGGACATATCTACATTTCCAAAGGCACAGTCAGCGTCATGCAGAGGATGAACGGTCAGGGATTGGTGTCTGGTGTCGGTTACTTTTACACAAATCCCGATCTTGAGAAGGAAACGACAAAAATGCTTGGTTTCCTGATCACCTACCGAAGGCTGATGAAGATTTCTTACGTCTCGGAAATCGACACCGAATCGGTTGAAAAGTATGGCGTCCAGATTGACCTGCCAAAGGTCGTCAAGCCGGCTATCAAGGACTGGACAGTGCTGTACCGTTATGCAGATTTCCTGCTGGCAAGCCATAAGGATCCGCCTTCAAAGGGGATGCTGACGCTGTGGCGATATAAAAACGGGCAGAAGGTTTTTGGCGCAAACATCAAGGCTGGCTGGCTCATCTCGTTCAACCTTGAGCGTTTTGGGCAGGCAAGTTCGGTGAAGGTGACCAAGGTTGTGCACAGCATCGAGCCTCATTGCTGGAGGATGGCGGTGCATTCAAGCCTTGACCCGAACCTGTACCAGTCGCTGTTTGCCGACATCCTCAGACGTGTGACGGAGCTTGAGCTTGAAAGGTCGTCTGGCAATGATGTCATCAACTCGGTTCGAAAAGTATCCCAGACTCAGGGGATAAGCCTTGCAAGAGCAGATGTTTCAACGGTTGATCCGGATGACTATGGGTTCGATTCAAGCGATTTCGGAACAAGCGAATGGGAGGGATGATGGAATGGATTGAAAAAATAAGGGAAGCTGCCAGAGGGGTTGACCAAAGTCAGCTTGAGGGGTGGCTCAAGGGAAGGCTTCGGGGTTGTGTAACAATCGATGGAGTAGAAACAAGGAACATGATAACGGATGCAGGCATCAAGGCAATCGTGAAGGCTCTGTTCAACGTGAACCGCTTCCAGTCAAGGGTTGTGATTCCATCGTTTCAGATTGAAACTTTTGGTGCATCGACATCAGTGACTGCGCCTAACGCTGGAGACACTTCACTTGGGGGGTCTGTATCCTTCCGCAATGTCGAACAGGTTGATTCAGTTGGCAAAAAGATGGTTGTGACAAACTTCATCGGCCAACCGGAATTCAACTTCACATGGAGGAAGATAGGCCTGTTTCTTGCTACAGGCCAGCTGTTTGCAGTCACGCAGGTTGTTGAGCCAAAAACGTCCCAGGTTGCAAAAACGGTGATCTGGGAGATTGAATTTGAAGGGTAGGGAGGAACATGCTTCCATCAAATCCAAGGATACAACCGGTCAAAGGTGGGCAAGCACGTGACCGGATCACGTCAGGCTGGGGAAATGGCATCATTTCGGAATTGCATCTGCCATCAGAATCAGCCGCTTTTTCACACCAGATGACTGGTCCAATAAGCGGTGACGCTGAGAATACAATCTTTTTTGATGTCTTCGGGAAAGTGTCATCTTCGTTTGGACCCGATGAGTGGTTTGCCTGCGGACATATCTTTGATGCAGAAAGCTCAATCCCCAACATCCACATAATCTCTTGCGACCAGATGTTTTCATACCTTGTCACAGATGAGCAGCTGACAACCGATGACCGAAGGTTTTACCAGTCAGTGCACGGCACATCCGGTAACAGCAACAGCGATTGGCTCAGGGATCCGCAGCCTGTTGTCACGGTAAACGGTCAGCTCAAGGTTGAGGATGAAGACTATTCGGTTGACTACAAGAACGGCAGGATCGACTTTGGGGCAAGCATCAAAGGCAGCACACTTTTGACACAGCAGGCAAACCAGGGAGCAACCATCCTCAATGTCTCATCTACTGCCGGTTTTGAGGCTGGTGACTGCATAGTCGTGAAAGGTTCACAAACATTGCAGGATGAGGTTTGTTCAGTTGCGTCAGTGCCAAACTCCACAACGCTTTACATCAATGAAAACCTGGCATTTTCACATTCTTCAGGATTGGCAGTAATCGAAAATGAACCGGTCGTCAATGCAACATACCGCTACATTGAACAGCACCAGAGCCGTCTGGATCTGAATCCGACATCACAAAGCTACCAGTCCGGACTTGTTGCGGGAGTAATCGAATCAGCTGAGAAAACATCAGGAACCTATGGGATTCTCAGGTTGAAAAACCCAGCATTCCTCAACTGGGAAACCGAATCTCTTCCTGATTCATGGCAGACTGAAGGAGCTGGTATTGCCAGCATTTCACAAACTTCTGACTCTCTGTTTGGGGATTTGGCTGTCATGGTTGAATCAACTGCAAACTCTGGCTGGAAGTGTCTCAAACAGACAATAGACTGTTCATCACATGGCGATGTCAGGCTTTCCTGTTGGGTGAAGGCATCAAATCGTTCTAAAATCGAAATCATTCCGTCAGATGGTCCTGGTGGTTATACAATTTTGGATGTGTCACCCGGTCAACCGATGGAGCAGTTTGCAAACAAATGGGTTAGGCTGTCGGTCATATGCATCGGACAGCCGCCATACACGGTCAAGCTCTATGCGCAAGGATCACAAAACGATGGTGGTACAGCCAAGTTTGATGGCGTCTGCCTTGTTGAAGTTTAAAGGGGAGGAACAATGACGATTGCACAGAAACTTGAAAAATATCAGCAGGCATCTGAAATCCTGTTTGAAATCAACGACTACGGCTGGCCTCAAACTAGCTTGTGCCATACAAAAGAAGAATCAACCTCAAAGACCAGTGGGACAAAATCGACCCAAGCCTGGTTTGTGAAAGATTCCGGATGGACTGTCATCGAGCTTGAAAGCTGGATTGAAAATAGCCAGAGGACAGGCTCGAAGGAAACACATTCTGGATTGACAGTAACTGAAGCTGCCGTCTATTTTGGAGAAAACTGATGGCGCTCAATTCAGTAATGGCTCAAATACTGTCTGAATCTTCAAGGCTTTGGGCTTATCTGCTGTCGCAGATGCAGGAAGGTTCTGGTGGATTCGCTGATGATTGCCAGGCAAGATTTGCCCAATTTGCCAGCCAGTTTGAGGAGCTTGTCGAAGAACTGTCAGGATTTGCCAGCTACACCACAAACCAGATCCAGCAGAATCTCAATCCGTTTGTGACGCCAATGTACCTGCACATCCATGCTGCAATTCCAAGACAATCGGATGGATCGGAGCAGGTTGCCATTCCAAACCAGAACAACAACACAATTCCGGATGGCTACATCATGGGCAAAGGCAGGATCCACTGTGTGGGTCTGGCAGGATCGTATGTGCCTGAAGGAATTTCGATGACAATCAGGCAGTTTGACAAGGAAGAAAACCTGACAAGGGAAAGCTCTGCCTGGCAGGTGCCGATTTGTCTGAACAACAACGTGCCGACAATTGGCGCTTATGGTGGTGAATTCAACAGCGCCATGTGCTGGATAATATATGGCAACCCATTGCAGCAGCCACCATCCCACTGCTCAGGACTCTATCCTTACTTTGAAAAGTTCGGTTATCACCCAAATTCCTACTACACCCAATTTGACGTGGAATGTCTGCCGGAAGAATGCTGGTGGTCGGCTGCATGTGTTTGGGAGTCCGACCAATCGCACAACGCAATTACATGGAGGGATCAGCAATGAGGGGACAGGTGATAGTTGCCTGGGCGCAGTGCAGGCAGGCTTTTGGCAAAGTCAGGGAATTTACTGGCTGGGCTGGGGGAAAGTTAGGCGAAACACTTGAAGATTGTGTAGCTGATGCAGTAACCTGGGTATCTGACATGAAGACCGAAATGAGCGGATTTGCCGACAATGTTTCAACATCGGTGATGACGGCTACAAACTCAGGTGACGCCAACGGTGAACACATCCCAAGACCTTACCTTCACGGTGAGATGTCAATACCCCAGCAGTGGGAAAAGCTGGTGACCGTTACAGGCTTTACAAACGTTTATGGCATTTCGATTTCTGCATTACCTGATCCGGCAACTCCACCAATTCCTCCACAGCTGCCAATTGCTTTGATGGGATCAATTGTCCTTCACACAGCAACCTATGCTCCGCCACCACTCTACCAGATCTCAGATTTTGAGAGTCCGAGATTTGATTTCACCAGCTCGATGTTTCTTGGCTGGGAAGACAAACCGGTGACGCCGATGGCTGTGCCTTGGGGATTTGCCATCGATTCGTACTGCGTTCCAGCACAGTGGGAAAACCAGTCGTGGAATGTCAACATTCCGATTGCAAAGCACCTGATCCCGCCAGCCGGACTGTCGATCTGGGGTTACTGGAATTCCCTGACGCAGCCAAGATTGAAAGTGAAGCTGATCACAGCACCAATAACTGGCATTTGAGATGTTTGAAGTTTGGAGGCGTGGCTTGGAATTTTGGTCACGCCTCGGTTATGCAGGGAGGAAATATGGGAGATTTTGAGTGGGGCAAGGTTTATGGGTTGATTGATCGGGAAGACGATGGAAGTGAATTTGTCTGGCGACCTGAGCGGGTTGGAAATACGAAAGGAAAACGCAAAAGGAGTCCGCACTATCCAGGCAAGGTGATTACAATCAGGCGCGATTGCTCAAGGTGTGCAAAGGAAGTGAAGCTCCAGATTGGGTCTGATCTGGTTTTTTGTGATGGGGTGCCAAGGTTGCTGCCTGTGCCGGTGCAACTGGTTGGTGGAGAGGTGGTTGTACCTGTAAATTGCTTGGTATTGACTAAATAAGGTTTTGAAATACACTAAACCCTAATCATTATGAATTTGGTTGTCAAATGGAAAATAAAATAAACGAAGTGATAAAAATTAACGATACTGAAACAATTTCTATTCTTGAAGAAGTAACAATAAAAAATATTAAAGAGAATTGGTCTGAGATAGAGTTAGAAAATGGTGTTAAAATAAGAGTAAAGATTGTTGTCTTTAGTGTGGCTTCAACCGACAAAGTTGATGAAAAAGGTAGAACTCTTTACGCAATAAAATCTCAAAATGTTATCGACACAATCTATCCTGAGGTGTAA